AAACTTAAATCTATCGTTCATTTTGTATCTCCCTAATATAAATCCTCACTAAAAAGCATTTTACTACTTTTCTTTTTTGAATAAGAATTAAATATATTTGCCGCTTCTATCCTATCATAAAATTTTCCATCAGTTCCAATAAATCCTTGAACTTCTTTTTGTTCTGAAATTATTTTTTTTACTTCATCCAACGAGAAAATATTTTTAATTACTACTCTACATTTATCATCCCAATGACGAAAGCAAGGTATGACAACATCTCCAAGTTTTACAGCGGCACAAACAATTTTAATCATTTTGTTTCTCCATTATACTCCTTAAATTCAATACTCTATATTTACCCTCTAAAACCTTTCTAGGCACTTTCTCTAATATCTCCACATCCTCATTGACTTGCTTTTGGATTTTATCTCCCCAACATCCGACTATCGTGATACGGTCAGAGTTTATAAGTCTTGCGAAATAATATCCGAGTTTAACTTCTGTCATTTAACTCCTTTGGGAACACTTCAGCTTGTAATTTCTCAACAGTATCAACATATTCTGGGTCTTGTTCTTTCCAAAACTTTGGGTTCCCCATTATTTTTCTCAATTTATCCTCTTGTATTCTTGCAATCATTTCAATCTGTGACCTTTTAAGTTCTTCAATAAATTCTATCATTCTTTCAAGATTACAAGTACAACTCTGTGCATAACCCAATAAGGTATCACATAGATTTACCTGTCCTTTTGCGTATGCATATTGACCACCATCATCTATTTGTATCATTTTCTAACACCCTCAACGCTTCAATAATCTATATTATTTATTGCTATCTCTAATCTTTGTCTGAATCTTTTAGACCATACAAATAAAAGACTAAAAACAAGTATAACCGCTGTGGCAATATGTAATAAAATTTCGTTAATGGTTATAAAATAAACCTTTAAAATTTGTTTCATTTATCCTCACTTTCAAGAACCCTCAATGCTTCAATAAATCTTCCGTCTTTGATAAGAGTGACGGCTTGCTGTTGTTTTAACCATAGATTTCTACGGCTTTCTTTTACTTCTTCATATAAAGTTCTTGAAACAACATAATCCTCGCTAAACTCTGGTGTTTTTATTTCAATGGTTTCTGTCATTCTATACCCCACTTTTCACTTCAAAGGGCTTTCCATATTTTACCAGATAATCACAAACAACACCTGAAGCTGCTTTTTTATCAGTAACTAAATGGTATAAACCACAAATAACCGAATTCGCTTCCTTGATTTGTTCCTGTAAGCGTTCTATCTGCTTATCCCTTGTTTCAATTCCTGATTTCAAGAATCTGTTATCTTCTTTCAATTCTTTAACTTTATCATAACTAGGAACAGGTGCTAGGACTTCTTTGATTCTGTCATTTATATGAATTTCCCATTCATCTCTCATTGAGAAATAATAATCTTGGCAAACATCTTCCTCTATCCCCCAAGAAACTTTTACATAATAATATCCATCTTCAAGTTCCCCATTCTTCCATTTCTCTGTCAGTTCTTTACTCATTTTTAATGCCCTCTATTCCATATTTTACAAGGTAATCACTAAAACCACATTTCTTTTGAAGCGTATAGTCACAATCACAATCAGCCTTTACAATGATATTATTTGCTTCTGTTAATTGCTTCTTTAACCTTAAATAATCCCTATACTGCTCTTCGGTTATAACTCTACAACGCTCACTCATTTTAGCACCTCGCTTTCGTATTGCGCCCTTCGGATCGTGTATTCTCGAAATGCCTTTTTAGAGTTTTTGTGTTGCTTCAGTAAACGAAAGTAGGTATTCTGTGCGTCTCTCAGTCTCAGATATGCATTTAGCTTATTTTCGTCTTTATATGCCCACCAGATAAGCTTGAGCGTGAATAGAAACTTTTTCATTTTTTCTTCCCCTTATTTTTTGTCATAATTTGTCCATTTGCGAACGATTCGAGTTTTTCTATTCTATGCTGAAGTTCTTCAATTACCTCCATCGTCTTTATTATACATTTTTGGTGGTTATTTAAGATTGCAACCAATTTGATAGTGTCTTCCTCGTCAAACTCGTGTCTTTTTCTGAATATATTAAACATTCTTTTTCCTCCTCATTGCGTATTGAAGTAGATTCAGGATGATCGCGTCCCTAACGGCCATTGAAACATTCATTGAATAAGGACACATAGTGTATACTTTTTCAATGAACTCTTGGTCGCTTTTTATTTTTTCACGTTTTTTGATGTATTGCATAGCCGTATGCTGTGCCGTTGTGACCTTGATTGATGACCTATGGTCGTTTCGTGTGTAGTTTATAATTTTCATTTTTTACTCCTCTGTTGTTTTAAAGTATGGGAATCCAAATGGAGATAGGGCAACCTTCAAGGTGGGCTTCCTAACTGCATACGGGTTCTTTTGTGATGGGACGTATCCAAAGCTATCCTCCAAGATGATTTCGAATATCCAGTAGATATCTTCAGCTCCGAGCGAGTTCTCGATCGTTTCCATGAATTTTTCACAGGCATAGTTATATGCTTCATCATCCAGCTTTTCTTCCGTGATGTTGTATACTTTTATTTCCCCGTGGTTATCCTCTACTCGTTCAGTCCCATGTTCATCCATGTAGGCTTCAGCGATCTTATGGATTGCTTTCTCCACAGATTCGTGGATCTTTTCGTATCTTGCGCTTTTTGATACTTCGCTTAGGTATTTCATGATTTTTTCTCCTTCTATGTTTGTTATGAGGTCCCCCCTCACAGGTATCATGATAGCCATTTTTTTAGGCGATGTCAACTATTTTATTCGTTTTAATTCATCTTTTCCAAACATCATTGAATTTTTTGACTTTTTTCTGTTAATATATTGCGCTCCATGGGTCAAAAACTCACTATTTGAATAGAAAACTGTAGCGACTCGGCCGTAATTTTTCCCAAAATTGTCCGCATTTCCATTGTACGATTCGTTGTTTTTGATGTAAAGAGACACTTTTGTCTCTTTTGCGTGCGTCTTTCCTACGATTCCAACCGCATTACTTCCGAACAATAGGAAGTCACATTCTATTTCCGGGATATTGTTACTTAGGCCTTTAAACGGTGGATTCGTGAAGATGAGTACTTCATCTGCTTTGCACCCATATTCTCTTTCGTAATCCATGTGGAAGTAGTCTTTCCAGTCTTTATCAGGCCATTGAGAATAGACGATTCGCGGATCGCCGATCAGGTGTTTGTATTTTACCAGTTCACGAAATATGCTGGTGCTTGAATCGCAAGGGCATATGATTACCTTATATGTGTGTCCGCTGTGGTGCCTTGCCATTACTTCCAGGAGAAGAGCGGAGAACGCCGGGAAGAGAGTATAGTATTCATCGCTGCTATCCTGGTTCGTTCCTCTGGCGATTTCGCCGTATCTTTTGATTGTTTTATTGGTCATTGATTTCCACCTGATACAAGAGTTCCGGGTATTTTTCGTTCATTTCGCGGATAAATTTGTCAATAATTTCGTGCGAGTCTTTGTAGAAGAACACGATCTTAACTTTTTGCTTTTCTATATCAAATTCTTCCGGTTCTGCTTCTGGGTCTTCCGGATTGAGTGGCTCTTCCTGCCATGGGATATCAAGACCCCATTCTACCAGGTCATCCCTATTGTATAGATTTGCAAGAATTTCATTATTCCAGTCTCCGTCTGCTACATTGTCTGTAATGACAGCTTCCTGCCTGTCCTTTTCTGTCATTTGAAAAAGTGGGCGAAGGACGAATATTTCACTTTCTCCATAACCCATATCCATCAGGGCGTGGTATCTTTGATTTCCGCCAAGTATAATTCCGTCATTGTCAATTTGAATGGCAGACCGAAATCCCTGCCTTTTTATTTTTCTTTTTAGTCTTTTGAATGATTCTGTTGTTATCGTTCTTGGGTTGTCAGGGTTCGGTTTAAGATCCTTGATTTTCATCATGACAATTTCCCATTCTTTATCCCCTATATTCGTCTTCATTTGATACCTCCTTTATGTATCCGATCATTCTTTTTTTGTATCCGAATTTTTCGTGCGCTTGCTTCGAAGCATAGTTTTCACAGAACACAAACGACACCATTCTTTCAAATTTAAGATCTTTGGTAAGCTTTTCCGCCCTTTTCATCATCAGAGTGAATACTCCTTTTTTTCTTACCTCTGGCCGGACATATGCGTGTTCGACACAAACTGTTTTTGTTTCCGGATCTACACCAACTGTCATAAATCCAAATACCTTAAAGTCTTCAGTGAAAGCAACGCAGACAGGTGTTGGCCTTACCAAGAAAAGGTGTGGTTGATTTCCTGTAATCAGTCCCATTTCGGTCTGGTATGCCTTCATTGCAATTTCAAGGCCGTCTTCTCCGTTTGTCCCTTTAATAAGTTTTCCCATTAATTCTTTTGTTTTTTCTTCTGATGGATTAAGAAGCATTACTTTGTATTCAGTTAGTTTACCCATTTTTCATTCCCCTTTTTGTTGATAATTTGAATTAGCGTGGAATAGACGCCGATGATCTGTTGCCATTCCTTATCTGTTAATTTTGCTTTTCCTTCTGCATAAATGAAATTTCCCTTGCGATATATTTCCAAGAGCTTCTTTTTATTTTCCTGTTTCGTTTTCATGTTTATTGATCGAGTCGTAAAAGTTTTCCCATATTCTGGCGATTCGCAGAACGCTCTCCGGTGTCTTTGTGATACCTTTTTCATAGTATTTAATCATCGTTGCGCTTTTACCGACAAAAACTCTTCCGAATTGTTTTCGTGTTGCGCAAAATTTTTTTCTTATTCTTTCAATTTCAGTCATATTTTCTCCTTTTGAGGCGGAGCGGATTTTTGAGGAGTTTTACCTTTTTGCATATTTGGTTTTTAAAAAGAGGGGTATTTCCTTATTTTGCAAACATCCGCTCCATATTTACCGTATTGGACCTGTGGGTATCTCCATGACAAGAAGGGCAGACTTCTACGGCGGTTATATCTGCCCGGTCCACGGTTCTCATCTTAACAGAATGAAGTTCATGATTCTTTCCCACAATTTTAACTTTTTGACCGGAGCATAGACCGGGATGCAAGTATCCAGTTTTTTACTCAGGTAGAACTTTGCAGCGATGTCCATCGGGAGAAGTCTGGTTTTCCAAGCATATTCATAATATGCAAGTCTATTCCTCGTTACATTGATGGCTTTTGCCAGCTTATATTGCGACATATTGTTTAGTTCTCTAAACTTTTTAATGTCATTTCCTGTTCGTATAATCATGTTTTTTCTCCTATGTTTATTGATTACAATGTCAATTATCGCCTTTTTTAAGCGAATGTCAAGCATTTTTTTTATTTATTTTTAAAAATCCTAGTTTTTCATAACCCAGTATTATATCTTTTTCCTTTTGGTAGTTATGCTGCGTGACATAATCATTCGGGTTATAAAATGTCGGTGTCTCCTCAAAATCGAACCCATATAGGTCAATTTGTGCTGCTTCATAGTATAGGCACATATCAACGGCTATGAATCCGGATGAAGGCTGAGCGTCCAGGAACGATGCCAACCTTCCTCTTTCAATGTCAGGTATTTGGTATTTTGTTTCGTTATTGTAGAACCTACTACGGTTTACGACGTATGTGGAGTGGTATGATTCTATTTCCTCCGGTGTGAGTGTCAGGGCAAGGATGAGGAGGTTTGTTCTTGATCCTTGGCTGATTGGTTTCGTTACGAACCCTTTATTGAACCGGATGACGAAATCGTGATTGTCTATTTCGTGTCCGTATGTGGTATCAAACAGGCTTTTTGCGTTTCCAACTATTGCAATCCTTTTTTTGTATATTTTGTTACCTATCGGTTTAATTGTCCTATACCGGACGCCCTTTGTCATTTCAATTTTATCGATCCCGACATAGTGGAGTATGTGTGCGTTTTCTTCCTTTATCGGTTTTTCGTATTTTCTATTGTGGCAGTAGTTCCACTTTTTCCCGATGAATGTAAGTCTATCTTTCATTGCGACATTTATGCAGGTTTCGTCATGTTGCCATCCTGTTTCCGGATCTGGAAGTATTTGTTCCACGAATGAACAGATGGCCGTGAAGTTTATTTTTCTTAATGCCTTCAGATTCATTACCATCATTCCGGTTAGGGCGTATCTTTTGACGCCGATGGCTTTGGCTTGTTTTTCTCCGTATTTGTATCCTTCGCAGATATTTATATACCTGCATTTCATTTCCCACATTTTTTTGATCGGGCGTTGGCAGATTGTATCTGCGTCAACGTAGATTATTTTGTCGTATGGAAGTATCAGAGGGAGGTATAGCTTCAGGTATGCTGCGTTTGATATTCTATCGAGTGGCCCTCTATTTCGGAGCGTTCTGGGTAGTTTGCAGACGATGTTTTCGTCCTGTCCCATATCTACGTCGATTCGTTCTTCAGACACAATGACGATTTTTGCTTCCGGGTTATGTGCTCGGTATGATGCGATTGATATGCGTGCGTAATCGATGAAGTTTTTATCTATGCAATATGTTATAATCATTTTTCCCATGGACTCCTTATTTTGATGTGTGGTTCGATAAATGGTGCGGCCAGGTATGGAAACGTTCCGTCCGTTGTTGAAATGCATTCCTGGTCCATTATTTCCATGTTAATGATGTCGTCAACAGTTCTTATCTTGACGTCATGTTTGTATGGTTCGTTTGGATGGAATAGGTTTCCATATACGCTTCGTATTGCCAACGGGTTCTTTTCTTTGATTTCGTCTTCAAATATACTCCTCATTTTTGTGAAATTATACCTGTTGTATACGCACGGGATATGGAGTTCATAATCGTTTGTTGGTTGGTAGTGTTTTGTAAGGAACTTTTTTGTCCGCTTTATGCTTTTTTGGTATTCCCCTCCTCCGTTTTTATCTTCGCACAATTTACCTTTTTGGTAAAACGGGTAGTCTTGAAGTGATACATCTTTTGTGAAGAATATGTCGTCATAAATCAGGACAAAGTTTTCTCCAATGTCTGTTTCGTCTATTGTGCGTTGGACTTTTATCCAATGATTTATCATTTTGCTTGCCGGTTCGTTTTCGCACGGTGTTAATATCACTTTTTTCTTGTTTATGAAGTCAGGGCATCTTCCGGTTATAAATATCCTTGCCCAGTCTTTGACGTGATAATATACTGTCCGGAGGCTACATTTCAGTTCCATGTCGTAGTTAGGTGCTTCAGGTCCGATTATGTAAAGTATGTCTATCATTTTTCCTCCTGGTCCTTTTCTGGGTCATATCCGTTGTATTTGTATTGGTAGATCGCCCACATTGTTCTTTGTGTCGCCAGTTCGCTGCATGGTGGCTTTGCGTTCAGTAATGCTTTCAGCACCATGTGAATTTCGTCATCTTTTGACATTTCCTTTTGTTTGTCTATAAGTTCTGACATAAGGTGGCTGATCGTTGGGAATGTCATTGTCTTCCTGTATCTGATGAGCCGGTAGCAGGCTTCCTTTACGTCTTGGACGGTGTATTCCCTCAGTTCCCTATCCCATAGGGAGACGATCGCGTCTCTTGATTGTCCGTCTTTTGCTTCCTTCTCCCATTTCGGATATCCGTAGATGTCCGTGAATATCCGCATTGCTTCTTCAAATTGTGGTGTCATGTTTTTCTCCTTCTTTTGTTTGTGATTTCATCCAGGCCCAGAATTCTTTCCCTTCTTCTTCATTGGTCTGTTCTTCGTATTCGTTCTCCCAACGCTTCTGGTTTAGGAAGACTTCTGCTCCACAGCTACAAAGCTTGTTTTTTTCGCAGTAGTCAAGGTATTTTTTTAGACCGGTAATTATTTTTTCTTCGTCTGTAGATTTTATTACCTTTTCATATTTTTCCTGACATCTGGATCGGCTTCCCTTTGCCACCTTGGTACCGTCCCTTCCGGTGACCGGTTTGTATGTTTCCCAGAACTCATCAAACCTGTTTTCCTGTTTGGGGGGTAAGGGGGGTATATTATTTATACTCTTATCTAATCTTATCTTATCTGCTCCGTCAGTCTGCGCGTCACATTGACCGTCATCCTGACCGTCATGCTGACCGTCAGTTTTTTCTTTAAGTGTTTGATTTTTTGTGTAATATAATTTTTGTCTGTTTCGATGGCTTTCAACACTTTTTATATCCGCATTCACACGGCATTCGATTGACAAGTCGTATTGACGTGCTATTTGGAGCTGTTTAGCGGTCATGTATCGTAGGCAAATTTCATCCGTTGGCCTTCTCTCAATCATGGCCCAGATGAGCTGATATTTTGTTATCGCGATGATTTCCTTATCGGATGATCTGATTTGAATCAGGTCGGTTGGTATTTTTGTCCATTCCATTTTCATTCCCCTTTTCATTTCGCGTTAATTTCCAGCACTTGTTTTTTACAAGTAATACCACCTCGGGCGGCATATTGTAAGCTTCACAGATTTCAAGTATCTGCTTGACTATCTGTGAGTTAGTTTCAATTACCATATTCATTTTCCTTTTCTTTTAAGTTTTTTGCCTTATTGGCATTTCCACCATAGGCACATTTTTTTAGGTATGTCAACACTATTTTTCATTTTTTTTCACTTTTCTAGTAAGGCTTTATATTCATTAGAGAAATAAAGTCATGGAGTTGCGAGACATCCGTTACCAATAGGTAATAGTGACCATTTATTTTCTTTATGTTTTCCTGGAACTGCTTTTGCGATTCGCTCTGTTTACCGGCAGAATTGGAGACGATCAGGCGATTCGTCTTGAAACTGTATTCTTTTTTCTCCGGTCGCTTTACCTCTATGTTTAATGTACCTCCAGGAATCCAAACGATCACATCCGGGCTTCCCTTTAGATACCCTAGCCCATTCGCGATTCTCTGGGTTACGGCCGATTTAATAAGACCTGCCGATTGTGACGTGCAGAGATATCCTCTTGCCCTTAAATAATTGATTATTGACCGTTGGACGGCGTCTTCTGCATAGTTCCTTCGCATTCGTTTTCTTCTCCATATGTTATGTCTTTTGATGTATATGTTATGTTTATTCTTTTTGCCGGTGTATTCAATAACAGGATGAGCATTTGTTGAAGCTTCAGCTGGGCAGCTTCGATGTTTTTACTGATAACCGTTTTCTTGAACTCTTTTTTTCTGAAATACCATTCTCTTTCGTTAAACGGTACGTATTCCAATTTCCCTATAAATCTATATTTTCTCATTTCATATCCCTCAAAACAAAAAGAGGACGCGTTTGCGTCCTCTCACAATGTTAACATAATACAGGTTCTTTGTCGGAATCTTTTTGATCCTCTTGACCTTCTGAATCCGGTTTTTGTTCTTCCGATGGGGGAAGAATATCCGGATCCAATTCTACCGTCCTGTATCTATCTTCCGGCGGAATCTCTTCTAATTTTTCTTTGCTGTGTTCTCCCGGCGCAATTTCCTCCACTTCTTCCGGTGTGTAGAGGTTACCAATAACGTCCGGGAACGTGTTCCTCATGCACCATGTCCTTGCACGGTTGAAGAGCATTTTCTTTGTATGAGACTTCCATACCGGATTTCCCATAAGTCCTGCTGCCTTTGCGTCTGCTACAGAGTAGGTCCACTCCTGATATCCTTCGACACCTTTTCTCCGGATTGAGAATGTACAGGCAAGTGTGTCTCCTTCTCCTGTGAATACGTATTTCATATCCGTCACGAGTCCGGAAGCCATCACGACGCATGGGATTGAATCAGAGTGTAGCGTTGGGCGTCCGTTAATCATTGCTATGCCATTCAAGGCCTGGATCGGTTTCATTCCCATCTGCGCTCCTGCCACGATTCGGGCAAACCCTTCGCTTTCTGAACAGCCTTTTGGCAAGAATCCTCCTGTCACAAGGGCTTTGAACTGCCTGTTCTGAAGCGTAATCAGGTCGTTTTGTGTTTCTACTGTTGATATAATTTCATTTGTCATGGTTTTTTCTCCTTTTGTTTGTTTCCACATTGGCGATTTTACACACATTTTTTGTCGGTGTCAAGTGGTTTTTTTGTTATTTTATAGAAATGTTTACCTTTTTTATACATTTCGATTTCTTCCTGTGTCGCCGGTCTTTTTTCTACCCAGTTCGCATTGATCCAAGGAAGTATATCGTCTTCTATTATATCAATAAGTTCTGGATGTTCTTTATCCCACCAAGCTATTAGCATTTTTCCTCCTCACTTTATTTCATTCAAACATAGAATTGCGTCCCGAGCAATGTCCCACGCCTTGCCGCTGTCCATTTCCTGTCCGGTTAGCCTTGATATTTCGACCAGTGCTTTTTTTGCCCTGTCCCGATAACATTTCAATTTAACGTTTTGTTTTTCGAGATACTTTATCCTTTTGAGATACCACTTTTCTTTCAGGTCAATGCACTTGTTTATTTCGGTTATCATTTCGGTTTCGTATATGCTCATTTTTCCTCCTCTAACTGATAAACATCTGCGTTCCGTTCTATGTGGTCTGAAATATCATTCCTGACATACCATTCAACATTACACATTTTTTTTAATGCTTCCTCAATGGCTTCCTTCCCATTTTCTGCTTCTACTTCCTCATGTATTGAATATTCAACCCTGTATTTTTTCATTTTTGACCCCTTTCATATTTTTATAAATTTCCAAATAGCTAAGAGCAATTTTTACTCCATTTTTATCTTCAAAAATCATACCACTGTTTGCACGTATATTTAGAAAAAAGCATCTATCCCAAAATCCAACAAACCTCAACCCAAGGGCTTTTTCAACCTGTTTTAGTGTCATTTTTCCTCCTCCTCCTCGTCTTCTTCTCCAAGGTCCATGTTCCATGAAACGTCAGACCATCCGGCTATACCTGAATAGCATCCACGGTCAATGTCATCTGCTATGACCCGGAGAGCTGCCGCGACTTCTGATCGTTCCTTTTCATCCCCAATGGATATGTTTATCTGCGATATCTTTTTTGTCATATTTATTCTCCTCTCATCATGAACCAGTTGCTATACCGCATTTCCATCCTGTTCGGGTATGCGGCCCATATGTTCTTGTCATTTGTATCGTTCCACAGGTTCAGCTTTTCCTGGATAGATTTTATATGGCTGTCGACAATGCTCTTTGCCACTTCCTGCGTCTCGTATTCTACGTTTGCAACGCAGACGATATCTTCCTCTCCTGTCTTATTACTTTGTATTATAAAGACGAACTCACATGGACGTTCTCCGTATTTTGCTTCTACGGCCCGGCAGTAGAACTCTGCCTGGAGTGGATATTGTAGCTTTTGGCACCAGTTAAGTACACCTTCTATGTCGCTGCTCGTCTTGTAATCGATGACAACAAGTCCGCTCTTTGTTCTCTTAACCGCGTCCAGCTTTGCTTTGCATGACATTCCTGTTTCCTTATCTGTCCATATGAATGGCATTTCGGCCGTTGCTCCGTCCAGGATCAGACTTGCCAGCTTATGCTCTTTGACGCATTGGATCATTTTCATCGCGTGGTCCAGTTCTTCCTGATTTATGATAATCTTTCCAGGATATTCTTCCTTAGCTTTTTCATATTCTTTGTTGTTACATTTCTTTCCAAAGTCTATGACCTGATATTCGTTTTTAAAGTGTCCTGGCTCCAACAGAAGGCAATGACACAGCTTACCGAACACAAGAGCGTCTGTTTCCTTTTCTTGTTCTTTTTCAGGGTTGAATGGGCTTGACTTCCAGAACCAGTATGCGCCACGGTCAAACTGTTTTATCTGGCTTGCACTGATCGCAGGTATTTCAAAGTATTCTTTGTCTGATATTTTTTGGATTTGATTTGTTTCCATTATACGCTCCTTAATGTCTTTTTCCAGTTTGTTTCATCTGTTTTGATTTCAAGGTATATCATCTTTTGTGGATATAGATCGTCCTGTTTGATGTGCCTTGGATCGCTGCACCACATTTCCATGATTGGATCAATGACAGGCTTTTTGGGGAACCATTTCCATGTCCCATCTTTGTCCATTGCTATCCATCCTCCTTTGAAGCTTACTTTCAGCATTTTTATTCTCCTTTTCTATGTTTGTTTTGTGGCTTTATCGCCACCTTACAAGGCGATTATGGTCTATTTTTTAAGCGAAGTCAACTGTTTTTTTTGATTTTTTTTATTTTTTTATTGATTATTTTTTTTGAATGGTGCTATAATTGATCTGTTATACGGAACATCGTGTGTTCATTGTTTTTAGAATATAAAGGACGCCGCGCTAACGGCGTTCTTTTTTCTTGACATTATTCCTGATTTATGTTATAGTTTATCTTACTGGGTTACTTTTCTCAGTAAAAATCTTCTATGTTTGTGATCCGGGCCTTTCCTTCAGAGGGTCCGGTTCATTTTTTTTATTCCCTTTGCATCAATTTAATTAGGTCTTGTTTAGCTTTTTCAAGCATTCTTTGCATAGCAGGGCTTTTGCAGACTTTTAATGCTTTATCATACCTGCAAAACTGTCTAGCAAGATGAAGCTGACGTTCCTGTTCAGAAATTTCAGCTTCACGTTGTTCTGCTTCCATTTTCAGAAAGCCATCAAGAAAGTCCTGCGTATATTTACTCATCTGCTTTGATGATACGAGGTTCTTCATCTTCCCCATTGCAGATAACAACATCCACTTTACGCAGAAAGATAGCAGGCGTTCCTTCTTCTTCAATGATTTCATCAGTCATTTTGTTTCTCCTTTTCTAAATCTAATAAAATATCAACAATAACTCCAAGACTTGTGGCTATGCTGTATAGAATAAATGTAGCAATTAACGATAATGTAAAATATGCGTATATCATTCTACCCCCTATGAATCGGTAACCCAAGTTAATACGCCATTTATATTCTTTAGGGTCTGTGTGGCAGAGGCATTATATCCTGTGATGGTTGTTAGGTCATTTGCTTTTTTATCAAGCATTTCCACAGTTGCTGTTCTAACTGGCTGGCGGATTTCAAAATATGTGACCGATGTTCCATCGTATATATATCTTACAAAGACCACATCGTGCCAACTATGCCACGAGTTATTTGCGTAGTAGTATATTTTATTTTCATCTTTTATGTAATAATATAAGAACCCATACGTGGTGTCTATATCTGACCTTGTTTCGACTTCTCCACAATCTAGACATCTCATATTACTAGAAGCAGAAGTAAGCATGCCAGACGCTCTTATACCACCAACGGTGCTTGGTTCTCTCATCTCAAGTATGGCTAATTCCGTAGCCGTTCTCTTGATAGTTTTTAATGTTCCATCAGCATTAAACCCATTTCCCTCTAGTGCTACAACTCCTGGCAACACAAAGAAGTGATGACCTATATACCCAGCACCATTAAACACTTGGTCTATGGATGTTGGAATATTACTGTCTAACGTTATAAGTGCTATAGGGAGAGTTCTTGTTCCAGCAAGAGTTCCTTGATTGTTATATTGGTTTATTACAAGATTTTCTGTATCAAACCAAACATGTCCTCCACTTAATGAGTCTGTCGGGCCAGAACAAGTATTTGCAATTTGAGCCACTCTTAAATGTGCGTGATCAGTAGTAACCATTAAGACATACTTACCAGTTCCTGTAAAGGAGTCGCTTATATCTGAAGTCATCTGATATTGCGTTCCATTAGGATAAGTGATAACAGATCCACTCTTTAACGTCAGCGTTCCATTATTGAGTTCTAATTTAATATCCTGCGGAATATCAAGGATGCAGTTTGAGATGGTTCCATTCTGACTATCCACAACCATCTGGCCTGTTGAGTTAAGATTACTCAAGCTCTGGTCTGCTAAGGTGAAGTTTCCACTGCCTAATAATGTTGTGGAGTTTATTGTCTTGATGTTTGTCCCAGACACAAGAGTATCTTGCTTGGTCGTGATAGCTGTAGCGTTGGCAGATACCTGAGATTGGAGATTATCTGTCATTTCCGTTGTCGCTAATCTTACAGGATCTCTTACTGTAAACTTTGTCACTACATCAGAAGTAGTAAAACAATCCCCAATATAGCAAACCCCACCTGTAAGTGGATTATTGTTCTGATCATAAAATATATTTTTTTCTTCGTTGTATATCCAATTATTTGCAGTAATTTGAAAGTTACCATTATTTAAGAATATTCTTCGATTGTAAGTGCCGCCTTGTGTTACAAAGACTAAAGCATTATTTTCAAATAATCCTGAATTTAGAGTACCATCATCGTTTTTACCTTTTGCTGTTAAGACTTTAACGCCTGGTAGCATAAATTTAGTCTGGCCCATATATCCAAAACCATTAAATATTTGATCAATAGATGTGATAACATCAGAGGTTACTGTACAAGTACCAATAGGTAATGCCACATTCCAAACAACCCAAGCAGTATCATCCCATCTGTAAAATTTACTATCAGAAGTATTGAAAAATCTTATAAAAGTTGAGCCATCAGCTGGTAATGTAGGACCTGAAGAGAACTGTGTAGTGTTAATAACACCATTAATGGTTCCGTATATACCTACAAAAATTAGGCCCTTATAATCCCCAGAAACACTTGAAAAAGTCTTATTAGATGTAAGCTGAAATTGTGAACCATCAGGTATTGTTATAATAGAACCACTCTTTAATGTCAGAGTTCCATCATCAAGCTCTAATTTAATATCCTGCGGAATATCAAGGATACAGTTTGAGATGGTTCCATTCTGACTATCAATAATCATTTGTCCATCACTTGACAGATTATCCAAGCTTGTGCTTGCTTTACCATTTAACTGTGTCTGAACAGCCGATGTCGTTCCCGATAAATATCCCAGTTCGGTGCTTGTTGTAGGCGATACAGCAACCTTACCCTGTGCATTACTGATTAAAGCACGATTGGCTGTCAGGTTAGAGTTCGTAATTGTAGAAGCACCACCCGTGATGTTTTCCTGTTTATCATTGTCCAATTCATTGATAGCACCAACCAAACTACTCTTTTCTGTGGTCGTCAGGTTTGCTAATGTTCCGATAGCATTCTTATTGGTTGTAATTTGCCCAATATTTGTTGTAGTAGCACCAGAGTTAATAGCAGCCCATTGGTTTGATGTAAATGAACTATTGTTCAATGTATATTCATATTCCCACGATGCTGGCGTTGTCGCTGTCGTGTATTTATATCGGTCATATTTTGTATTTCCAGCACTATCTGTTCCAACAACAAAAGCGTAATCGTTATTTGTTAATGTTCCACTATATGCTTCCAAGTCAGCAACGCTATTAAATGTTCCAATGAAATTTGCAGTGTTTGTAGCAATAGAACTATTTACAAACGCCTTATCCGCAAGTTGGTTGCTTTCTGTTGCTTGAGACGGAATTAAAGCACTAATACCATCAACCACATCAGTGATGTCTTTACCACTAATTGTCGCTGTGTCGCCACTTTGGCTTATTGAAAGTCCATAAGCCGTATTGAGTGTCAGAGCATTTACACCGTTGATTGTTGCATCTTTACCGTTCGTGATTTCAAAGGTTGATGTTGTGTTGTCGTTATAGGTAATTGTGTATGTATCAACCAATCCTGATGTTCCTGTCTTTGCGATTGATGATATTGCCCTGCCGTTCGTCACTTCGAATGTGGTCGTGTTCCCATTTGTGAGCGTGACAGTATAAGTATCGACAAGTACGTCAGTTCCTGTCTTTTCAATTGATTGGATCGAGCTTCCATTTGTGACTTCGAACGTTGTTGTCTTTCCTGTTTCGGATGTCACAGTATATGTATCGACAAGACCCGATGTGGATGTCTTTTCGATCTTTTTAATACCATCGCCTTCCGGAATACCGAAGTCAAATATAGCATGGTTATTGTCTCCACGGTTAATAACATATGCTTCTGATCCAGGAGGAAGTGTTACTGTATTTCCAACATCAATTTGGATCAAGCTGGTAATTACATCAATGTCAAGGATATTTTGTCCACCTTGTTCAACATTAATTGTGACTTCGTACGGTTTTGTTGCAATGGCGTTTCCATGGACTTCTGTTATTACGTTAAATGCAAGTCTGTTTTCAATTGTGGAAATTTTACCTGTTTTACTAATAATCTTAAGATCGCCATAGTTAATTCCAACAGGGAATGTGGAAGTCTCTACGGACGAATAGTCAATGACGATTTGGCCACTAGACAAGTCATAGAAGTTACGTTCATATCCTCCGAGGGTAAATGTAGCCTTTAGGTCCGATAAGTCCAAGTATTCTGATCTTAAGTTTAATGTCAGAAGGTGCTGACCAAATACATTTGTGTCGTCCCCTTTTACGATCGCAATGAGATTTTCTTCGCTGTTGTAACAATCCATTAGTATTTCTCCTTATATTCCAAAAGACAAGCCGCTAGGTCCCCGTTTACCTTCATTGTTTCGGTGCAGGTTATCGGTTCCCTGTTTAATACTATAAACTTACTTTCGCAAGATGTCAAGAACAGATTGAGGTATAGGAGCATTAGCCCAGTCAGAATGATCTGCCAGACTCTTTTCCAAGCTCTTAATTTTTTTAGAAAGATTTTCAGCATTTGTGTTCCTCCTTTGTATTTCTTTTTCCAGTAATACGTTCTCATTCTTTACTTTTGACAGTTCTTCTTTTGTGCTGTCATATAGTGAATAGAGAACAAAACATGCCATCAGAAGAGTGATAATTCCTATTCCCATGTATTTAATCATAAATCCCCCATAAATAATGATAGCTCTTTCACACGTCGTTTTACTAGGCCTTTGACGACCTTACCGTTGCATTTGAACCAGTCCCATTGACGGACGATGTTCTCATAGTCCTTTTCTTTGATGGCTTTGAACAGTTTCGAATTCTCAAAACTTTTCTTTCCAACGTTGAACACAAGGCAACAGATCGAGTCCTTCTGGTTCTGTGTCAATGTGTATGGCACCTGTTTAAATAACGGATGGACGTTCTTAATTAAATAGTCGTTCAGCAATGCTTCTGCTGCTTGTCGGGTAATTGTATCTCCCTGTTTTACCGGAGTTCCATCTGCTTTGTACCGGCTTCCGTATCCATACGTCCAATATCCGTCAATGCAAAGATATGCAATTTCAGAAAATCCTTCTACTTCTTTTATCAGTTCGCACATTTTGCACCTCACAAGTTAATGAAGAAAATTATTCCCATAAAGAATCCGCTTCCGTATTCCGCGTATCTGGTCGTATGGCCTGTAAATTTAAGAGTAAATTCACAAATCAGGTACGAGAGTGGTGTTGTGATTCCGGCAAGCCAGAAGAAATGATGCGGCATTGTTATGCTGGCGAATATGGCCGGGACAAGATACCCTAGCATAAGTCCGACAAAGTTACCGGCGAAGTTGTAATAATTCCCTTTTCCAAACAATAATTGGAGGACTTTGTCTATCCACCAGGATCTTCCTTCATCTGGTTTCGTATCATCCAGGATGAAGTAGTCTCCGTGCGTGTGATTAAAGAACCTTACGCACCATCCAATTGTCCACAGGAAACAAGCTGCTTGTATCCATGTTTTTGGAAATGACCCGGCGCAGATATACATAGCAATGAGTGTTGCTACATACACAATGTTTTTATATATACGGTGGCAGTCGTAAAATCCTCCTCCGAGCCAACGGCGGATGATTGCCATTATAAATCCAAATAATAGTGTCCAGTATGCCATTATTGACCTCCTTTAAATATTTCGCCAAGACCGGCTATGTTTAGTTGAACGCCAAGGTATCCGAAACCTCCTATGATAAGAAGCCATAGTGTATACCAAAAGTATTTTGGCATTTCCTTCATTCTGTCCCAGAATGTTTTTTTCTTCTTATCTTTTTCTTTTTTCATTTCCTCTAGGATCTTTAGGACAATTTTGACAGTGCTTTTGACTTCGGCAACCTCAGATTTGACATCTGCTACCTCCGATCGAACATCCTGAACAGTATTTTCTAGGGCCGTCATTCTCCCTCCCATTTTTTCATTGTCGCCAATCACTTGTTGAAATAACATTAGAGTTTCCGCCTTTGTTAATGTTTTTCGTGGTTGAGATTGAATGACTTCAATAGCTGTTCTGGTATGCTCACACATTAGTCATTCTCCTCCGGGTATGGTAAATTTTCTTCAATCCAAGCTGTCACTTCTGCGTCTAAAGCTAAATATGCCTGCTCATCTTCTTCTGTCCAAGTTCCGTTAGCTTGCCTACGGGTTCTTTCAGCTGTTTTACTATCAATATGCGTTTTACGATATTCTTCACGCATTTGTTTTATATCCTCGTATGTAGGGATATAAGGCTCTATTGCTACAATTTGAAATTTACGACCTTTTTCATCAGGTTCAATTTCATCTATCGTAGCGTTGTTTTCGTCACACCAAGCAACGGCATCCGAATAGTTTTCATCTAAATAAATAATTTCGCCAATATGATATGTCATTTTCTTTCTCCTTTAATATCCTATTGCTATCCAAGCATAAGTTCTCGGCCAGTTCGGATTGAAAGTGAAGTTTGTTGTTGCCCTTGCCGTAATACCAAGTTGTCCATAGCCATCACTTGATTCATCCGCAGAAATAACTTTATAATTACTACTTGTAAATGCTGTTGGTAATGTAATTGTTTGTCCGCCACTTGAGGTTACTGTATTTCTTCCCCATTGAATAATTATACCATTACCAAGTTTTACATAACCATTCTGAGATTTTGAAAATGTTGAAAATCCACCATTGGCTGAAACCCAATTATTAACCCAAGCCGTTGTTGCAACTTTTGTAGAACTATCTGTCGCAGATGGTGTAGTAGCAGTAGCAGACGAACCCAAACTTACAGAGCCAGAGAATGTTTTGTTACCTGTTATTGTCTGTGTTGTTCCAAGAGTAACAAACCCGGAAGTTCCAAATATTTCCCAATATGTATTTGCGCTGTCGGATGTCGGATCATGATAAGATGATGATGGTCCGCTTGCCTGTTTTGCTTGGTATACTTTTCCATCACTTCCCATACATAATGATCCTGCTTCATAGTCTGTTAGGTTGGACCATGTTATAATACCATATTTTTCTGCCAGAGATGTCAGCAAGGCGTATTCGTATATCATCTGGTTAAATTCAGAAGAATCTACTACCGTTTTAAATCCCCATCCTTTTTCTGCAGTCGCCTTTGTTAAGGATGTTTTTCTGTAGCTTGTACCTGCCACAGGAGTTGTCGGAATCGTTGTGCTTGCGTTTTTTGCAAACACACCTGTTATTGTTGTTGTTCTGTTTTGTATTGTCATATCTCCTCCTATACTTTAACCTTTGATGATATTGATGTCGTTGCCGGATATGCGAACTGGTATTGGTTATCTGTTATGTACGTACTTCTATAGTAATCCAAAAGCGAATAGTTTGTCAATGAAATTGTTGATTCGGCGTAGATTTTGCCGACCATCATTCCCGTTCTTTCTATTCCAACCTTTTCTTCCAAAGCATCATATATACTTTCTTCGATTTCATTCTTAGAAGAGAACAGGTTATGATTTTCAAGAATTTTCATCCATATCCATTTTCTGTATGTGTCGTCATCCATGTCATCAGTTGATGTCTGCTGAGCATTATATATCCACCAATTTGCGTTGTCAGCACCAAGCCCTTCTTCGTCCGGAGTGAACCAGTATGTTGAATCATACGTGTAGAATTCCCTACTTTGTCCAATTATTCGTCCAATTGCGTCAAGCTGTTTTGAAACGGCCTTTGATATAGTCCTGTATTCCATGAGGTCAACGATTGCGTCAAGAAGTTCCTGGACCTCACTTGTTAGGACTCCGAGAAGTTTTTTGAACAGGTAAGAGTTTGAGTACTGCGATAGAATCCTGTTTTCGGATATCTTTTGCAGGTTAAATCTTAAACCGGAGAAGTCAATATCAATTGCTGGCATTAGGTCACCGTTATTGTTATGTTATCAACAGAGAATTTGGCGATTTCGTTCCAATCAATTGCAATATCGGAAGATGCCAAGGATCCTGCTGTTTTACCGATTGTTAATGAATTTACTTTAAACCCTTCGACAGAGTTGATTGGTGTGTATAATCTGGAAAGGATGACGTCCATTCCCGGTGGAAACCCTGTCTTACCTGATTGGTCATATTCTGAATAGTCGACTATGGCCTGTTTGATTAGAGGAATTTTTGCACTTGTAAATGAGCTGTTTTCTGTTTGTGAAATATTAATACTGATATATATTGGGACTTCTGTCGGCCTGTAGAATTTGACAACCTGAGTGTCTCCCAATTCTCCGGTGTATGTTACCTCCGTTGTTCCTTGGAAGTTATCAAGCGTTCCGCATTTTAGACGTAGAGCTTCTGCTACTTCTTCGTCTGATCCACCAACTACAACAGGAGCGATAGTCTTTCCTGTAATTCCGCTTAGGTCTGTCGAAAGAGTGTTGTTAACAAATAGGCGGACCCATTTAACCCCATCAACATTTAGAACGCCTGCTGCAATGGCGTCAACCTGCCTATATGCTGTTGCGCTTGTCGCGCGTTCTTGCTTGACGTGCAATTGTGCATCTGTGTCAGGATATGTACCAACAGAGTTTGTGGCCGTATTAGTTGCTCCGCTCCATCCATATACAGGAGTTTTGATGGCGATAATCGTGTTTGATGCAGGGTTCTTTGGGCCTTTTTCTGTGCAGTTTGCGTTTACGGTTACAGTACCTGTTCCTTCAATTGTAACGCTATTCACGGTTAAATACATTTCAGATCCATCTTGGTTTGATATCATGGATCCTTCCGGGATAAATGTTCCTGGTGTTCCGCTCAAAGTCATTGAGATTTGTGTCACGGATCCATAGCTTGGGTTGATACCATTTATCTGAACAAGACCTCTGAGCGGTTCTCCGTGAGCATTTGGCGGATCGTATTGTGTGCTGGCAGCGTATGCAGCTTCCCAGCATATTGAAAGTTCTTCTGATAGGATCTGAGAGAACTGGCCGAATATAGAATCTGCTGATTCGTTTATAAACGGCTTGTTTCCGTTTTCGTCTGTTATTTCCTTTACTTTCCCTGTAATGCTTGAAAGAATGTCTGATAGTCTTTTTGGGACAAATCCCTGATCTGTCATTCCGAATGTTGGCATTTTATATGTCCTCCGTTATTGAATATGATGTTGCATTCACGGTAATGTCTGCTGTGATTGTGATTTTCCTGGTCTCTGAGTTGTACTCCAATGAAATTGATTTTATGTCCTGGACTCCGTCAGTGTTTAGAATTTCTGCTTTTATAACCAACATGACGTACTGTTTGTTTTTCCCTCCAAGCATTTCCCCGTTGAAGTACGGAAGCCCGGCTGTTATCTGAAGGAACCATTCCCCTAGGACTCGTCTTAGTCTTGTCCTGACTCGCTGAACGACCTCATCGTTTAAATCAACAAATCCAACAAGCCCGTTCTTTGACAGGATGTCGTTTGTTATGCTATTTATTCCGATATCAATGTATCCTGCCATTATGCGACACCTCCGGTATTAGATCCGCCTGATGATACGCCTGAATGCTGGTGCGTTAAGAATTCTTTTCCGTCAATTACAGAAGCCGGACTTGTTATGTTAACGGCTGTTGTTCCTGTTATGTTAATAGTCCCGGCTGTCATTGTTATATTTCCTTCCTCCATTTCTATACTAGCATTTCCTTGGAGAAATTTCAAGGAATTTTCTTTGACCGATACTTTTGTTGTGTTGTCTGCGCTTCTGATTTCGATTGCGTCCGTTGAATAATCAGTTATTGTTTCGTTGCTTGTAATTATTCCCGGGAAGCACATTGCGTCTGTCATATCCATGCATCTGATTTGCGTTTTTGTTGGATCAGGACCGTCAAATGGGTTTTGTATTCCACCGGCGATTATAAAATTGTCAATACTCCGTTGGCTGAATATCAGCGTGCAGTTTTGCCCTTTTTTGATTGGGTATGTTATTTTAAGGCCCGGGCATTTTGTAATTGCCAAGGGAATGTTTGTTATCTTTGGGTAGTCTATGTATTTGACTTCATTCTGCGGCGTGACATATTTTGCACGTATCGCAGGGATCGCAGATACTCTTTGTGTCGCTGCGTCAAAGTCGTCAACAATGGCCGGTATGCTCGTATTCAGTCTTAGGACCTTTTGCCAGAACCTGATATCAAACACCTGTTCTTCTGTCGTGATTATTCTGTTATCCATTGTCTCCCTCCCTGAAGAAGAATGATATGTGCATATTCCATCCCCCTTCCTCTTCTTTTGGACATAAATCTGCATCGAGCGTATGAACCAGATATTCTCCATTCATTTTTTCAGGATGAACATCTGATTCAATGCGCACGTTTTGATAGGGGTTAATACCCTCGATATATTTCGAGTAGATATCAACCCCCACTTGGACCTGCGTTATTCCAGAGAACCGTGGGGAAACTTTTATCAGTCCGTTGGACGCAGTCAAGAGGAATGATGTGTTTTCTCCTCGGCCGTCTGGGAATGCTTTGAAAACACCATCCAGGACGCTCCAGGAGAATCCGTATTGTCTTGCAAGTGAATCGAGAATGTATGGAATGCTTCCGAACTCGGAAATACCCTTTTCGCCTACTTTTCCGTCTATTTTTATCATTAATGGGTCAACTACAATGCCCGGGATCTTTTGTGCTATTTCCGTGACAACATTTTTTACCGGGACGTCTTTTGTGTAAGATATTGATATTGCTTCTTGATATAGGTTTGACGCTGCCGACCAGCACATGAGCCGTGTTCTTAAATCTGATCCTATTCTTTCTGTAAATGACCCGGATAGCCCTCCAAAGAATGCCAGAACGTATTCTCCGTCATTGACTCGCGTGTATATGTTTACAGAAAGGCCCGGTGTGTTGAGTGCTTCGCGTGTTTCCCTTGATAGGTTCCATAGATATATCTGGGCCGTATTTGCAGCTCCGGCAATTGATTTTTCGATATGGACCTTTATTTTTAATGTGTTTGCTTTCCCGTTTGAAATAAATTTGAACCCATAATTCTCCCCGGCTTCAGATTTGATGCCTTCATATTCTTTGAGTGGTCCTATTTCAACAAGAATTTCGCGTTCCATTTATTCCTCGTCCAACATTTTGTCTTTGAATAGAGCCGGTGGAGTTTCGCCTTCGCCATAGTAATACAGAAGGCACGTTGTACCGAGGCTATCTGGTGTGTTGTTTTCCGTTCCGTCAATGCTTACGCATCTGATTACTTGATTTTCAAACAACGTTGATTTACCTTTAACAAGGTTCCCGACTCCAACGTTCAGGCATATTCCCATTATGATCGGGTTGTCTGAAGTGTCCATAATATCCATAAGCCAACATTTTGTGTATGGCAAATAATATGTCCGCAGACGGAACATATTTTTTCCAAGTGCTACGTCTATTGTTTTACTTCCTGTATTGTCGACCGGTATGATTTGTGGCATTTTTTCCTCTTTTATAAAAATTTAGGCTTTTGGAGCCCTCCGTTTACTGTTGGAGAAGCTGCTTTTGATAGTGCGCTTGTTTTACCGACATAGGTGGCAATAACAGGGTCGCAGAAGTTCAACTGTTTGAAATCGCATGAAATATCCAAAGAACCTTTATATGGAGCCGAGTGCTTTATTGGCATCGTCTGAATTACCATATTGTTATATATTTTATGCTCTGTTATAATTTGGCAGATTATTTTGTTTTCCCAAATTTCAACAAGTTTGTCAAACGTTGATTTTGAACCGATCAGGCTATTTATTGCTTTTCCTATGACTCCTCCTCTTGCGCCGAGAGAATTGTTTGTTTCAGAGAATGAAAGTGATATTGATACCGGCTTTTGTATAATGTGTTCTGCTGCCACAGATCCATTTTCCAGCGCCTGATTTGTTATCGTGCTTGAGTATGTGTGCATTTCGCTCTTTTTTACGTCAGGCGTGATGGATTCTTCTGCGAGTATAAATGATGTATATGGCATTATTTCCTCGGCTTGATCTATCGCTTCGGTACCGTAATACTTTTTGACAATTGGAAGAGCGTTAGGAGATATGTACCTAATGAGAGCTGCCTTTGTGTATTTTTGTATTAAGTTTGAAATTCCAAATCCCATTTATTCCTCCTTATTGCTCAAATGGGTTAAATCCAGTTGTGTTTAGGACACCACGTCTTAATCCACTTTCTGCCGCATTTCCAACCGTTGCTGGATCTGTATTTCCATAGAAGTATAGATTTTGGCTGAATGTGTTTGTTGTTGGACCTGATGGAATTACTGCGTTTTCCCATCTATTATTTAAATTCCCAATATCGCCTATTGCCTGGGCCATTCCTGCTCCGGCCTGTCTTACCCAGAAAGCTGGATTTATCCAATTCCATCGGCTTTTTCTTCCAGACATGACATCGGCCATTTCCTGATTTGCGTCTTCAACAAATCCTTCGGAATCACCCTCCGCTATTCTTTTCAGAATTTGGTATTCTTCAATAAGGGCTGTTACTGCAGCGGCAACCTTTAGGATAGGAGCAAATGAGATATGAAGAGCTGCTCCGAATGCTTTTAGTGAATTTATTACCTTTGTTCCTGTCATCAGAAGAAGTGCGCCTGTGACAAGGTTGGCAGATACCTTTACACCGTCAATTTCAACACCAAATTCTTTGAAGTATGGCTGAAGGGTATCTTTCACATATTTTCCCAAAGATTTGACGATAGAAAAGAAATCCTCAAATCCTTTTGCGAGTCCTTTCCCGAGAGTTGTTATCTCTTTTATGAAGTAATCATTTTCTTCAAGCCACTTTGTCAGGTCTTCCAGCTGTTTATTAAATTCAGGAGAAAGGCTTACGAGTGCTTTTTTCTTCATTGAATCAAGCTTTGAGAAGAATTTATTCATGTTCTCGGCATATTGGTCAGAAAGTCTCACTTCTTTTTCTGATAGCTTAAATCTGTCCGCTTCTTTGAGAAGCTGAAGTACACCGCTTGCTCCTCTGCCTTTTACTAGAGCCAAGAAGTCTTCAGACAAACCAAGGTCTGCTATTGACCGAAGAGCGCTAGTCGTGTCCATTTTACTTAGTCGGTCCATCCAGTCGATTATTCCTGACTCGGAAAATCCTTTTATGCTTTTTAGGTTCTTGATGTCAGATATAATTGATTTTGCGCTTACGCCTGCTGCGTTGGCTGTGTATGTCCATTTTTGCAGAGCGTCTGTGCTTAGTCCTGTTGTTTTTGATAGGTTCAGTAGGCCCTGTGACTCTTTAACAACCCTACCCGTGAAGAAGTCCATCACTCCTTTTGCTATAGTAAATGATTTCCCGATAGTGTCAGCCATTTTGACGATACCGGATAGGCCTTTTTCTACGGCATTGATAGCCGATAAAGATGCTTGATCTATCTTAAATCCCAGACCTGTTAAAAGTTCATTAACTATTGCCATTATCCAAAATACTCCACTTCTTCGTTTTGACCCTTGATTTTGTTTTCTACTTCCCGATCTACGTATTCATAGAAGTCTGCGAGTTTGCGTGCCTTTACAAAAGTTTCAACATCTATGTCTCCGTTTGCTAGACCTTCAAAAGGAAGGATCTTGTGTTTTACGACAGGATAAATTACCGCTTGCGTCCTGAAGTGGTCGGGTACTTGGATTGTTCTTCCGTCATTTTCTCCCCGATCTGGTCCATTATCCCCTTCAGAAAAGACGGCAGATATTCCCCCAGGAGAACTTGTGCGGCTTTAACCAGCACCTCCCAGATATCTCCTTTGTTTTCGTCCCTTCCAAACCAACCTTCGATTTCTGTCTCGTCAGATAAGAATTTGTTTTCTGGTGTGATTACCCGTTCCAAAATCTTATTTTTGATCGGCTTGATCGTTTGTGGGTTAATGCTTTTGAATGCTTCTCCAAGTCTTTCATCGCTCACTTCTTTACCGCTTTTCGCGTCTTTATACATTGAAGCGATCTGTGTGATAAGACCACCACAATTTGAAATGAACTCGATTTGGAGGTCGAGGGAGTCAAGAACAGAAAGCATTTGCACTTTGTATTCTTTATCCCCGACCAGAATTGATTTAATTTTTCCTGCCATTTGTTTCCCCTTTCATGACATTACGCTTCGACAAATTCCGTTGCGACAAACGTGTATTGGATTGTCCCTTGAGTCTTACCTCCGGTTGATAATGTATCCGGTTTTGACACCAAGGCGTTTGTTAATGTGTATTTCACATTGGCTCCGGTTTGCAGCAAAACCAAGTTCGGCGTTGACATAATTTGCTGAAGGTCAATCGCGGCCTTGAACAAATCATTTGAAGGACTTGTTTCGCGATAAGCTGCCGTAATTTTAATCCCTTGAACGGTTGCGATATTCAGACCCCCGTTGTCGGTTCCTTCCGTGATATCAACTTCTCCGCCGATTTTTTCTACAGTGATGCTGGTATCAGGAGCGAACCCCTTTGTCTCTACACCATTGAAGATAAGCTTCGTATTTTTTTGGTTATAAATTTCTTTTCTTGCCATTGTTTCCTCCTTTATCCTTCAACATCCACGTTGATAGCAATTGAACCCATCCACCCGGAATCCTGGACCGTGATTGTGAGCGGTGTTCCGATGTGGCTAGCGCGTTGTGCTGCTGTCGTAGCTGCCAAGTCTTGGATTTCAATTTTGCAAGCCGGGAGCAACGAATATCCGCTTTCGGTTGAGTCATCTTCTACCAAACGGTCAGCAAACGAACCATTCTTTTGGTATTTGTTGCAGATTTTAGAAGCCGCGGCGATCAACTGATTCTGTCCGTTAATCGTGTATGCGATTTTCTTATTCCGCAAGAACGTGTTCAGAATTTCGATTTCCAATTCCGAGATAAAGTTACAGACGTTTACCCATGCATCCGTTGTCCATGCACTACCTGATTGGACGCCTTCCCGGAAGTACTTGAGTGTTTGTCCTACGATTCCAGTAATTGTGTTAATCCGGCGAGCCTTCAGAGTTTCGACATTGGATTCAATGTTCGGGAAGTTCACGGCTGCGATTCCGTCCGCGTCTTTGAATTTTCCGGCGATGGCTTGGTCTTCTGAATTGTAGTTCACGGCCAAGAAGTTTGCCAGGTACGAGATTTCCGGATATACTTGTTGGTTGTCATCGTATGTGAAGCTGGCTGTATTCCATCCGTTGTTCATGGCTTTGTATCCGTTATTGGCTGTAGAAGCCGGATCGAAAGCATTCGGATTGTTTGTTGCGTAGGCACCGACAGCACGGAATGACCGAGCATTTACCCAAGCTGCTGCCGCAAGCTGATCCGCTGTGTCGCGGTATTCACTGTCCAATACCCATCCGTAGAAGAAGTATCCGGCTTTGTCTGCCGCGTCAGCAATTGCTTGCAATTCATCAGAAATGCTTCCGGATGTGTATCCGTCTGCAATGCTTGCTCCTGAAGCTTCTGTTAATCCCAACAACGTTGCAACGTCTGCTCCAGAAGAAGGAGATGACGCATAGCTGATTGTTTGAGAGCTTCCTGTACCTGACGATTTGATAATCAGGTTTCCGTTATAAACATCGCAAGAACCGCTTGAGCTTAATGCCGTATTGATTAAAGAGGCAACGCTAGCGATATCCGTGACGGACGAGAAGTCTATTTCAGAGAGTTCGACAACGTTTCCGTTGATTGTGATACTCATAGAACCTGCCGTTATACTTGTCAATGAAGATGGGTCACATCCGGCAGAGAGCAGGTATGCAGGCTGGCTTTCTTCAAAAACACGTGCAACAGCGATCCGGGCCGGACGCTTTGTTTTAGAAAAGAAAGCATTTCCTGCCCACCAGACGCTATCGCCTGCGGTGCAGATCTTATTGAATGAATCAGCGGTGCTATAAAGAGCCACGCGGTTCCCGTGAAGGAAATCCACATTCGGCGTGCATAAGCACATGATTGTCATATCTGTTCCGACAGCGACTTGCGCCCGTGAGAGCGAAACGCTTACGTCAACAGAAATCGGTAGTTTATTTTGTTTTTCGGCCATTTGTTCCTCCTTTATTTTTTATGGTAGCCTTGCTTTGTTAATTCTTCGACCGCCTTTTCTTGGCTGTCATATTTCGCGCGGTCGGTTTCGAAAGAATTGTTTTCGAGGTATTGGACCAAACCGTTCTCACTAATCAGAACAGAGTCGTTTCCGTTCCAAAGAGTAATCTGTGCGTTCTTTACCATTGAGTTCCTGGCACGCTTCAGGTTGTCAACCTTGTCGGCTTCGCTGTATGCGATTGCTTTGGCCTGTGCAGGATCTGTGACGGTCTTTCCTTGAGGTGTTTTTAACGCACCTTCCTCGAATTCTCCCATAACCTTACCGAACTTTCTCTCGGCCTTTGTTTCGTTGATGATCCGAGGCTTGCTTTTGGCATATTCGGCCAGCGTTTCGTTGCCTATATTTGTCGGCCATCTGAGTTTTGTAAAGTCGGATTCTGCCCAACCAATTCTTTTAAGTTCATACATCAGTCGTGAGAGGTTAATTTCCTTTCCTTCCTGTTTGTATTTTTCCTTTATTCCTTCAATGTCGTCAAGGAATCTTTCTTGGGCTGATTGGTTCCCGGTTTTTTTATTCCCGACTTTCTTGGCACCTTTTGCAGAAAGAGACTTTTCGGCGTATTCTTTGTCCCATAATTTTTGTTTCAAGAGAGTTCCGTCTTTTTTTGTATATATCACGGTCCCATCATCTTCGACTTCTGCAACTGTTCCGTCTGAATATTCCCATTTACTATTACCTATTTCTTCCTCGGCTTTTTTCGTCAGTCCTTTGAAAATGGACCATTCCTGTTTGTCAATGGATTCGTTCCCGGTCTTTTGCTTCAAGAACGAGATGGCCTGCGACTCCGTAGGGAACTTTTCAATACCTTTTTCTCCGCTAGAAAGGTTATAAGCGGCAAAGTATAGATTATTCATCCGTGTGATTACGCCGCTTCCGTTTTTACCAGAGATGTTTGTTTCCTTCACATTTTCGTTACCGGTCTTCGTTCCTTCTTCTTGAGCCTTTTTCAATTCTTTTTCAAGGTCGTCTATTCTTTTGAGAAGCTGTGCCGGAGGTGTTTCCCGTTCATGAAAATAGTCTTCCTTGGCATTTTTCAACATATCGAGGTCTTTTTCAATTTCCTCAATGTTTCTGTTTCCGGTTTTAATGAATTTCCAGTTCCTCATGGCCACTCCTTATTTTAATCCGTTTGCCCATTGTTTGAGGGCGTCAATAAACCTTTGGCAATCTTTTACCTTTGCTTCAGCTTCCCGTTTCAGTTTTTCCAATTCACGAACAGTTGCCATTGCGTCAGACTTACCTTTGAAGTCATATCGCCCTAATTCAACAGGATCGTACATAGAACCTGTTCCGTCATCGTACAGGTTTAATTCTCCTGAATTACTTGCAGATAATGAGATTTCACGGTTCCCCACCTTTGAGTTGCCTACTTTCTTTGCGAACTTCCGCGCTTCTGCCTCGGTGTCGAACTCTTTCGATTTCGTTTCGTTGGCGTACAGAACAACCCAGACATCTCCGTCCTTCAGAACAATCGCTTCGTTGCACACTTTGGCATTCCCGGTATAGTTTTTGGCTTCGCGGTAGTCATCAGAGAACGATGTTTTGACGTATGTTGTGCCGTCGCTGAACTCGAGCTTTTGGCCGTTGTCCACTTTGAGTGTTGCGCCTTGTTCTTTTTTATTTTTGATGATTTCCTCTTTGTTAGAGTTCATCGTTCTAATTGATTTTGCGAAGTCCTTCATTTTGTTTTCTCCTTTTCTGTTTTTTATTATTGCCTATTTTTTTTATCAAGTCAAGAATTTTGTGAGTCCTTTACTTCTTGGACCGTGGTCGGGCCAAGCGTATCTCCTACTGCGTGAGCTGTTATATCAACATTTGTCATATATTCGACAACGTTCTGTTTGGGTAGCGTTGTGTGAATGTCAATTTCAAACGTTGCAACGGGTAAGATCTTTCCTTGATGGTATGTACTGACATTTTGGACGTCATCGTGGCCGCCTGATCCAACATACGGCCAAAGGTCAATGTCTCGAAGCTCGCTGTCAAAATACGATGTGATTTTGTCTGCGACCGTCATGGCGTCTTTCCCTCTGACCTGAATTTCAAACTTTAGCGTACTTTCGGCCCGTTGATGTTCTATCAATGAATCTTCAGTTTGCGTCCATGAGGATATTTCATGTGGCTGTTTGAACTGCGATCTGAGTGTCACGAGACAGTATTGATTTGCAGGTTCCGGTCCGTCTGTCGGTCCGAATATGGTCATCCATCCGCTTGCTTTTTGTACGGCGTCCAGGATGAGCTTTTTGACAGATTCCACTGTATTACTCATCTTGAACCTCCTCTGCTTCTTTGAACCGCAAAGCGTAATAAGATCTGAATCCAGCGTTTTTCAATGTTTCCGGGTTGTTAACGATCATGTATTCCCAGCCGTCTATCAATGCGTATGATTGTTTGCTTTGGACCTTCCCGTTTTGCTGGTATGTATAGAATAGCTTATCTACGCCGTCCGGGAACATTATGCAGTATGCTGCGTCCACGTTTCGTCCTTCTGCAACAATTTGAAGCTTCATTTCGTCCACGTTCAAGAGAATGCAGTTGAGTTTTCTTCTGTTTAATTTTTTCTGTTTCCAATATCCGTCCACGTATTGGCCTGTTTTTTCATATACCTCTATTGCTTCCGGGCATTCAAATGCTTCAAACGTATCTGAAAAGTCGAATGGTAAGCTCATTGTTCAACGCTCCTTATTTCATGCCGCGGTGCATTCTTCATATCGCCGCTATCGACCAACGGGTTATTGATCGGGTTCTTTTCCGTTCCCTTCATAATCTGTGTGTATGGGCTGTTTGGCGGTGTTGTCCAGTCTCGTATTGTTCTTGAAATAATGCTTGCGCCTTCAAGTCCCATTGTGTCCAGGAATTTTTGGACGTCCATGTGTCCTTTTTCAAGTCCTTCCTGGATCTTTTCAAATTTTTCTGTCCATACCTTTTGCCATTCTTTGGCTGCTTCAGCCATAAATTCACGGCGAGGGACACCGATTCCAAAGTTGTTCCAAATGGCCACGTCAATAATGCTGGGGTAAGGTGGTTTGTTTTTTATCTTCCTATGCGCCCATTTAAACTCGTAATGAGGAGCGTTCAGTTGTCCCTTTGGAAATCCTGCAACGACTTTCTTTGTTGTCAGCTCTTTGATTACGGTCTTTAGATCGTATGAGTAATTTGGATGTGTCTGTTTTGTTGTGACTTTAATAGAGAACATCGGCGACACTCCTACTCAGGATCACGTTGCCTTCCGGCATTGTTTCCTCCAAAAGTCTTAGATATTCCACGCCGTATTCTGTTCTTCCGAAGTCGGCCCAGATCGGGTTTTCGCTTCGTGCAAATGCGTTCAGTTCAGATGATTCGCTTAGGCTTGCGTTTGATGCAGATTTACTCGTTGTCATGGCTGCGTTGCTGCCATTTCTCATTCCGAGCTGTTTATAGATTTTACCTACATTGTATTGAAGTGCGAGCCTGTGTGCGACTCGGAGATTAAGAGCATGGCATCTTAGGTCTCCCCAAGCGGTGTCAGACAGGATGTTGTCTTCGATTCTTCCACGTGTAATTATGACGCCTTGGTTTATCTGGCCAAATTCCGGGAACTCTTTCACGAAACCGACATAGCTGAATGCCATGCTTTCCTCCTTTTACTCTAGGTCAATTTTAATAGACCCTTCTTTCTCATACTTTTTGACCTCTGCAACGACGTTTTGTCCATTCTCGTGTCTTTCTACCGGATTTTTTAATTCCTCCGGGACGACAGCGTCATGCGCTGACACTTCTTTTGCATCCAGAGTATGAGTGAGGATGCCTTTATCAAAGAAGCGTTGAATCATTGGGTTTTTGAGAAGTTTTCTCAGAAGGTCGCGATCCACAGTTTTGATTTCCCGTGGAGCTACTGTGATCTGTTCGGATCTGATACCATCCATCAGGCAGATTTTATTCTGGCTTGCGTTTGTGATAATACAAGTGCTTGAATAATTTCCATCTTTTTTTGAGGACGGCTTTTGCGTTTTTGCAGGTTTAGATCCTTTTTGCTTTTGTACCACTTGGGCCTCCATTACCAATTCATCTGTTGCTTTTTGAGGTTTGATAACTCTTGCTTCCCATTCCGAGGTCGGGTTAGTCTCGACCTCGGTTTGGATGTTTTGTTCTTCATTTTTTGTCATTGTGTTTCCCCTTCCAATGAATTAAATACCGTCTACATATAATGTGGACAGGTTCTGACGAATGAAGTAAGAACCATGCTTTTGTTCAGCATAGAATTCTGCTCCCAAGGGAACAGGAACCGGAGCCTGTACCGTGTACGGTAACGGGAACGGTAATCCTTGGTTCTTTTTCGATCTGTCTTGGACGACCATACGGTCTGCGTTGGTCGCACCAGCACCTTTTAAGTACCGGATAGGAATGATCTCTAATTCGCCACCACGGAGGTTCGAGTAGAGGTTGTTCGTTTTCAGGTAGGTCAAGGCAGAAGCGAGAGTGGAAGCTTGAGCTGATAAAGCCATCGGGGTGTTCGCCAACAATGAATATTGGGCCAACGGCAAGAATACCGTATTCGGCAAGAACACGCCTTTTGAGTCTTCCCATACTTTCGTCAGGGCGTCATTGACGTCTTTGACCATTTCAACGCCGGTCTTTGTGGACCATTTCGTATTTGTGCTTGCACCGGTGGCGGCAGACACAACGGTAATGCCGTCATAGTTCAAGAACCCACGGAAGCCAACGGACGAATCGCCGAAGAACGTTGTTTGTTCGATCAGGTTATCGCAGGCTTCACGCATACATTCACCCAAGTCTTGGGCGAGGTTGCTATTGAAACCGAATTGATATTGACGAGCGTCTTCGTTGTTCAACGTAGCACCGACAGCGGAGAAGGCCAACGGAACTTCGATAGCACCGATGGATTGACCGACTTTCGGGATGTCGTTGACCGGGCCTTTACCAATGAACTTGGCAGTACCTTGACGGTCGCGGATCCGGGCAGCGTAGGAAGTTGCGCCGGGGTTGATAGCTGAATTTACTTGGTCTTCTTTAACGACTTTGTACCAGTCTTTATCGGGATATTCCACATCGAAGAACGCGGCGTCCACTTCTGTGTAAATGGAAAACGCTAATTCTTGAGCCGTGACGTTACCCTGTGAACCATAAGTGAAATTAGTAGACATTGTTTATTTCCTCCTTATTAAGATTCCGAGCTTGCGCTGGGCAAAGTTCCGATTTCGATCAAGGCCAATCCGCCTTTAGCGGCACCAGCTACGACCGAAACGCTGTCCAGTTTAACCGTTTTGTTTGTTACTGCTGTACCTGTGAAACCACCGGCTGTTAATCCGGAGACGGAATCATCAGCGATGACCCAGTATAAGTTTCCACCAGTTGTGATAGCACCTTGGGCTTTGACCCAAACACGACCACCAACGCGTTTTTCGCGTAATACTGTGGCTTGTTCTTCTTTTGCCACGTATGTGCGATTGTTCGCGTCCGTGTGTCCGGAATCTGTCCGTACGACGATACCAGCGAAGTCTGCAGCTGTGTCTGTGCCGACCGGCAATTTGATGCATTGGTCGTTCACACCGGCCTTTTTAGCACCGGATAATGCAGCAATTTTTACACCCAAGCCAACGCCGATCCCGTCTGTTTCAGCAACGGAGATGGAGTCGCACAGGTTGATATCGGAGGCATTCGCCAAGCGACCCTCCAAGGCAACGCCCATCTGATCATAGATAGCAGATTGGATGAAGCCAAATTTTGTTCCATGATAAATACCTGACATTTTGTCCTCCTTTTACTTTTTACCTTTGAAACTGAACATACGAGAGACGCCGGTTTTCATATCGGCCGCTTTGTTCATGGCTTGAGCGCCAGGGACGAAACGTTTGTCTGCTTTTTTGTTCTGCACTTTTTGATGAGCTTCGAGAGCGATAGCTTGGAAAGCACCGATTTTGCGGTCTTCGCTCATGTCTGCACAATCAAAACCTTTTTTGTTCAAGACTTTTTCAGCCAAGAACAGAATGCGAGCTTTGCGGTTCATCGCTTTGCAAGCATTTTTAACTTCTTCTTTTTCTTTGTCTTCTTCAAATTCGGTTTCGATAACCTCGTCTTCAGCGACTTTTTGTTCGGCCAATTCTTCAGCCATAGCTTCTTGAGTTTCCGGGGACAAAGCTTCTTCCAATTTTTCTTTGAATTCTTCAATGACCTTTTTCTTTTCCTCAAGCTCGGCATTTTTAGTCTTGACTTCTTCCTCGAGTTTTTTAACTTCTTCTAATGCGTTCTCAACGTCTTTGGCGGACGATGTCTTAACTTCTTCCACCAGATCTTCGGCCTTGGCCGCATCTTCTTCATTAGAAAACTCTACAGATTTGTCGGTGTTGCCGATTTTTACCCGTAATGTTTTGGACATTTTAAGTTCTCCTTTTTTCTTGTTGATTACTCTAACATCTGAACCGCATCTACCCTCCCCTACCGGTAAGAGTAGGACGTGGTTGAATACGATGTTGCCTTGCCTGTATTTATATTGAGTACCATTATAAATGCCGGCTTCTTGGGTAAAGTCCGCCGTATATCCGGCAGATATTTCCACAAGCTCTTTGGCGAGGATCTTATCAACGGTTTCCTTATCCTTGATACGAAGCTCGCAAACAATTTTTCCACCTTCGAGATATAGGACGCCTGATACCTGGCCAACGGTGTTCCCGTCTTTGAGTGAGTTGTCAATTGTGCGCCAGTCGTGGTCGCCAACAATGACGTCTCGTCCTTCTCCGCTTTTCAATGCTTCCGGTGTAAATTCTTCTAATGGGATGTAGACAGGGACAATTTTTTGGTCCGATCCTCCCTCCATAAATTCGCTTTCCAAATAATCGAAAACGCCTTCTTTTAGGATGACAGCTTTGACGAGGGCAATACCGTCCTCATCAACCTTGAAGTTGTTTCCTATTTTGACCCTTGCAGATTTTATTTCCATCGCTTAGACCTTTCTTTATATTTAATGCTAACAAAATTTTCAAACGTTGTCAACATTTTTTTTAATGACGTCATACGGCCCACTTCACTTTCAGTTCTTCGATGTCGATGTAAGGAGCCGGTCTGCACCGACAAAGAATGTCATCTCCCGGGTGATTATGTGGCATGTCCTCTGTGCGTTTTAGCCATGTCTTTCCCTTGTCGGTTGAATACACGGTAGGATCATCCCATCGACACATCAGACCTTCCATTTTATAGTGATTTTTGTGTAGCTTTGTTGTTTTTGTGTAAAGTCCTCCAGGTGTTCCCACCACCCTTTTGTCTTTTGAAGTCTCCCAAATATATTTGTCTATTCCAACGGCCTTCTGCCGAAGGGCGGAAATTGAGCAGTTCATTTTTGCTGTTTGGTCACGGGCCAACACTTTTGCTCGTCCGTCCGACACCTTAAATTCTTCTCGGATCTGCCCGATGAGTGTTCTGTTCTCCGGCATTGGTAATCCCTTGTAATGCTGAAGTACTCTGTCTGCTACGCGAAGGACCATTTCATTCGGTATTGTTTTTATGTACATGGCCGCTTCGTACATCATCATATCAAGGTCTTTCTTGATGTTTTCGTTAATGACCGCGCCCACATCAATTCCGAGTGCCTGTCGAAGGGTTTCCATTGTTTTGTCCCTGTTATACTGATTGATTTCGTTCAGCCATCCCTCGGCCACTTCAGGAGCCAGGCTGTCAAATTGAGTCTGGTATTTCCGTTTAATTTCGTCCAACCTGCGCCCGACTTCTGCCGGTGTCATATATGGATTTATTTGGATCTGTTCCATGACCATATTTATCTCATCTTTGATAGGTTGAGATAATCTTTCGAGAGTTCTCCTGGCCGCCCATTCTATCCTTTTTGGATCCTTCACGGGTTTGGCTTTGACAAACTTCTTATTGCTCGGCTTGGGTGCTTTGTTCAGGATTATTACCGCCATTCATTAGCTCCGAAATTTTTTCGTCTGTTTTTGTATTCAGCTCATCCGGGTTATTCTGATAGGGTATTTCGATCTCCTCGGGGATGTCTTCCTTTTGTATGGGGTTAGTGAATATCTTTTTCGCGTTTATTTCATCCACCACATATTCTGCCGGGATGATGTTTGCGTCTTTTAATGTCGTAAGGATCCTGGCGTACGTTTCGTCAACGTTTGCCTTTTCCTGTCCGTCCAGGTTCCACAGGCTTTCAAATTCAAGTTCGAATTCTTTACGGACATTTGACCATTCTTCCTGGCCAAGGACAGACGGCCCAAGGATGTCAAACAGTTTTTCGTATTTCGGGTCAAGCCGTGTTTCCTGGTAGGAAGCGATTCCGTTATAATAGTTTTCCAGGTCCCCGTCTCCGGTGGCGTTTAGTCCTCCGGGTGCCTGTCCGATGAATCGGCTTGCCGGGACGTCAGATCCGGCCGATATGATTTGAATGAAGGACATCATCAGTTCCGGTACACTTCCGAATTGCGCTCCTGATTCTGCTACATCGATTCCCTTCCCTTTGAGAATAGCGGCCCTATATATACTGACCTGTTCGGCCATTTCCTGCAATTGCCGGATCGCTTCTTCTCCCCTTTTTGTTCCCTCGAGGTTTAGGAGGTTTTCGGTCTTTACCAACATTACGCTAGCTTTTTGCGCGAGTTGGTATGCCGCTTGTTGCGTGCCAATGCACCGGATTATTGAATCCCAGAGCGGAGCCAATACCGATTCGCCGAATCCCTGTGGGTTGATCCGGAAGTTCTGCATGAGCCGCTGCGAGGAATAATTGAAGAGCGGATCCCCATCGAACACGATGATCCGCGATACGTGTGTTTTTATTCCGTTGATGTAATAGAATTTTGGTTTGTCATATCCCGGCGAGAACGGGTCCGTGTCATATTCCGGGTTTGTGATTTGGTTCAGAGAGACGACATTCAGGAATTTAAGGTCTCCTTTGTCAATTTTTTTGATGTCGATAGGAGCGGCTGCGTCATCTTTTTCGCTCGCGACTCCCATGTACAGAGCGCATCCGCCGAGCAGACGTTCCTGTACGGCGCATCGTCTCATTTTTTCCCATCCGCCGATTTTGTCCATTGCGTTCATCAGCTTCATCTTTTGGTCGTCTGTTACGCCAATTAAGTTCGGCTTGATACGGAATGCGTCATTTATCGGGATTTCGACAATTTTTCTAGCTTCCCATGATGTGTAATACAGCTGCGTGTATTTTTGCCACCGGTACCAATAGTTATTGTTATAGTATGGGTTGTTTGTTGCAAACGCTGTTGTTTGGATAGCTCCCCTATCCTGAAAAGAATTCGCGCCAGCTCCTGTGACTAGCGTGTTTCCTACTTTTCTTTTTCCTACGGCTTGCGCCATTTTAGATGATGAATTGAGAGTCTTGGCCATGTTTTTCTCCTATCATTTATTATATGATAAATCATTTTTTTTTGAATTGCAAGGGTTTTGTTCTTACTGCCCTCCTCCGTAATATGTCCAAATGCTGTGAGCCATGTTTGCAGTATCCTCGGCGTCATCGTGCGCGTGGCTGTTATCCTCCGAGAAGAGAGCGCATTCATTTATCAAATAATCGGTTGTCTGTTCTCCTTCCGGTAGGAACACTTTCCCTCCAAACACGTCCCAGGAGAATGTTTTTGCCCTTGAAACTTTGTCGTCCGGGTACTCATATTCCTTGGGTGACCAGGCTACGGCATTTATTCCTTCCCTGTAGAGCGTTTGTTGGAGCGGAGTGCCGCTTGCCTTGTCTTCAATGAAGAAGTATTTTGCCGGGTTTGACATATCTGGATTAGTCCATTTTCTCCACATCATTTTTGCGTGTTCTATCAGTTCAGGGAACTCCCATCTATCGACTATCATTTCACGCATGAGCATTTTGTCCCTGCGAAGCTCCCAGACCTGAATGCAGGAGAAGTCTGCGTTCTTTGTTTCCTTGAATGCGGTATCAGCCGTAATTATGACCTGTCCGGTGCATTTTTCATCATCTTTATTATATAACTTCCACCAGTCACGTTTGAATAGGAGTCCCCGTTCTGCGATTGGCTCTTGCTGGTATTGGGCCAAGAACATTGATTCGTTGAATTGAAGCTCCTTGATACGCTCCGGTGTATATTGGCTTGGTATTTGACAGACACCGTTGTGATCGAGCAATGGTTTGCGCAGGGTATAGAAATTGTATCTCTTGATCAGGTGTCCTGTTATGTCCTCAATATGGAGCCGCTGCTGGACGTTAAGTATCATACCATCGCTATCGTTTAGCCGAGAGAGAAGTGTTTCCTCGTAATACATCAAGACTTTGTTCCTCATTGTCTGGCTATGGATGTCTGCCGGTTTGTTAAGGTCGTCCTGGATAATTCCTCCCGAGAAGATTTTACTTCCACGGACGGCTGCTCCGAACCCGGTGATCTGACTTCCTACGGCCGCGAATAGGATTTCCCCTCCCTGGGCCGTGATAATCTTTCGGTTTGTGTATGTG